CAGAACTTGACTGGGTAGTCCTACTCTCGAATAATATCACTAATCTAGAGAACCAATGGCCTCTTGATCCTGTTGCATTCAAGAGATACCTTGATGAAAAATATCCCAATCAAGAAGAACTCAATGCGATTGCATATTATGAAACCAAAGAGATCAGAGATGATTTCAACAGACTTGTGTTCCCAGGAGGTCTCAAAGTAGACGAGGCTTTCTATAATGCACCCGTATTCGTTCCTATCGTTGAAGACCCCCCAGGCATCACTTTCCCTCCAATCTTTGTTCCTGGTACTGATGCACAAATCAACCCTATTATCGGTGCAGGCAACTCGATTGTAGGTGGTTTTATCGTTAATCCAGGAGCGGGTTACACTGAAGTTCCTTCAGTAACACTATCTGCACCAGCACCAACATCTAGTGCATCTGCAAGTGTTACCATGAATCAATTTGCAGTAACTGGAATCGCAACCTTTAACCCAGGTTTGGGATATAACTTTGTTCCAACTGTTGTAATTGAATCTCCAATTCAATCCATTGCTGCTGCAGCAACTTGTGAGTTAGGTACTGGTAATAACTTTGATAGAGTCGCAGCAATCACGGATCTAACACCTGGTATTGGTTATGGTATTACTGCACCAGCAGTTACATTCTCCAAATCTCCCAACTTCATGGGTGGATCTTATGTTCAACAATCCATCATTAGTCTTGGTAATGATATTGAAGGTGCGTTTCTAAGTGTTGATGGCGGTAAGTTATACACCGCAAGTTTGACTGGTACCAATCAGATCAAGGCATTCAATGTCAGTAATGCATACGAAGCAACTACCATCTTTGCAGTTAATGATCTCGATGTAGGTGCAGACTTCACTTTCACGACTGGTGTGGAGATGAATCCAGATGGATCTAAGTTGTTCGTCTCTGGTGGTCAGGCGTCTACTTATAAGATTGCAGAATATATTCTATCAACACCTCACAATCTAAACACTGCAACCAAGAACTCTGAACTTATTGTAACTGAACCTAGTGCAATCAGATTCAACAATGATGGAACACTACTTTATCAAATTACAGGTCAGATTCTAAAGGTTTATACTTTATCTACTCCATATCAAATTACATCGGTCAACACTCTATTCAATGTACCTCAAGTTAATCTGAATACACTCATTGGTGCAGGTTTAGACTTCACTGGATTTACAATTAAATCTGATGGATCTAAAATGTTTGTTACTGATGAAACAACAACTTCTCTTTATGAACTTGATTTTGGATTCCCATATAACATTCAGACACTAACTTATGCAAAGACTTTCAACGTAAGTTCTCAAGCAAATGAACCTGTTGATGTTTATCTTGCAGAAAACGAAGAGAAGTTCTTAGTATTCGATGGTGCATCAAACCGAGCAAAAGAATACTTGATGACCACCCGTGCAGAGGGTATTGCACTAATTGATGGTGCAGGAAAAGTTGATCAAATCCAGATTACTAGAACTGGTAGTGGATACACTGCGGCACCAACAATTACTATTGATCAACCATTCCCAGCAGTAACAGCAACAGCAGCACTTACGATGGATGCTGGCAAGATTGATACCCTGACAATTACAAATGCAGGATTTGGTTATACCTTTACTCCTGCAATTACTATTTCTCCTGCACAGGAATTCAGACAAGGTACGTTTGAAGTTATATTGAATGATGAACCCGATAGAGGTATTGGTACAATCCGTATGATTGATGGTGGTGCGAACTATGTTAATAGTCCCGTATTCACGATTGGTCCAGCACCAGATATTCAAAGAGTCTTTGAAGGTAATTTCTACTCTCAAATCGGCAGAACTTGGAAATGGAGTGGAGAATATTGGGAGGAGAAGATCACTCAAGAATTTAGATATCTAGAGTCTGTTGGTGGTCGTATCAGATCTATTCCTGGTAAAGATATGGCTACTCCAGTTACCAACTATGAGGTAGAAATTCAAAAGAATGATGCAAAGAGTATTATCACTCTCATCAAACCAGAGTTTGTACCAGTGATCTTGGCAGAACTTAAGACTCTTATGAAGTATGATCCTGAGACTGAGAACTTCGTCAATGAGAAACTGAAGACAACTTATAATCCTAAACTTACTGGCATTTAAAGTTCATTGCGATTATGTATCGTGGGTAGTCTGCAACTTCTTCGGAAGGTGGCCAAACTCCACAATGCATAATCTTTGAACCATCAAAGAATAAACATCTATTTTCTACACCATAGACTAGGGTCTCGTCTTCAATGACAGTTCCATACTCTTTGTCTGGATTCTGGATGTAGTAAACAGAACTATAAACTAGATCATCTCCAAGATGAACATGTGGTACATTATCCATGTACCCGAATTTTTCATGTTTTCTTACATTTAATTCAATATCTTTCTCATCATATTCTTCAACCTTACAGACACGAATATCTGTAGGGGTAACTGGTTTACCAACTATATTTCCTACTTCTTCACAATTCTTTTGAAGAAAAGACTCCCAACACTTTTTCTTGAACAAGACATCTCTACATTGTTGGATCTGTTCCAACGAATATGTCATGTAAGGTGGGTAGGGAGTCTTCCATTGTTCATAGACATCTAAAGTCTCATGAGTGTTCCCAGAATAGTCTTCAGGACTCTCTCCGCGAGTGTCTGGACGTTTATAGAGATCGACAATGATCTCACAGGTCTTTAACATACCCTCCCACTCATCGGTGGCTAGAAAGTCATCTACTATTTTCATTGGAACCTCTTGACATTAAAAAAGGGAGGTTTGAACCTCCCTTTCGGAATCAACTCTCTGCGAGTTTTTGGAAATAAGACAGAGCATCGTCTGCATCTTCATCAGTCTCTGTTGAAGCTTGCGGAGTAATGTCTGAATCATTGAAACCACCACTACTAGGTGCGGTGAAACTGGGTTGAGAACGTTGTTCGGAGAAGTCTCCACGACGTTCTGCTTCCCATTGACGATCTTCTTCAACGGTTTCCTGGTCTTGGAACTTAGGAGTACCTTTGTGACCAAGAACGTAGTCCAGACGCTTCTTCAGTTCCTCATAGGTCTTGAAGTTGTCAGCCTTAGAGAACTCATTGAGATCGTTCAGGTTGTTGTAGATCTTCTCCAGTGCGTCATCATCATCGAGAAGAGCACTAGGGCGATCAAACTCAGACTTGTCGTAGTTCCAGTAACCTTCAACCTTGCGAATCTTCAGTTTGAAGTTTGCACCAGCCCAGAAGTCGAAGGGGTTGATAGCTTCTTCATCTGCAAACTGAGGTTGCATTGCTTCGGTAATCTTATCAAAGATCTTCTTACCGAACTTGTAAAGGAACACCTTACCCTCATTATGAGGATTGGCGGGATCTGCGACAACATAGATGTTGGCGTAGTGGGACAACTTACGTTTCTGTTTGCGGGCAATATCTTTATCAGAATCACGACCACTATTCCATAGAGTGCGGTTGTACTCAGAAACAGGATCTTTTTGTCCCAGCGTAGTCAGAGAGTTCTCGATGTACCAACCTCCAGGTCCTTGGAAGGCATGACTCCACATTTGGGCCCAGGGAAGTTCGCACCCTTCAGGTGCAGGAAGGAATCGGATAACGGCGTAACCATTACCAGCCTTATCTACTTCGGGTTTCCAGAAGCGATCATCTGCAGATTTCTCTCCACTATTCAGTTTTTCGACTTTTTTGATCAGTTTATCAGTCAGCGAACCTGCGCGAGACTGTTTCCTGAGATCAGCAAAAGACATGTTCGTATTCTCCGTATTGGTTTGGATTTGGCCTTTGGGACGACTTTATCTTACAGGTCGCAAGAAGGGATGTCAAGCCCTAGTCTTTAGGAAGTTCCTCTGGATTTGCGAGTTCCAGTTCAAAGAGGAGTGGATGACACTCCTCCTGTACAAGATAATTTGACCATCGATACATGTCGTCGATGGTATAGGAATAATTATCATTTGCTTCCATTTGAATGTAAGGATCATCCTGCATGATTGTAGGAATATCATCAAATGTAAATGGAATACCATTAATGAAAAACATATCAACTATCACATCATTATGGTAGACGTACCTCGAAGTAATGTGATATTGATATGACATGTTCAATCCTCTTCCGTAATTGTATCTAGACGATCTAGAGTTTCTTCCATCGTGGCAAACAATTCATCGATATTGTTACCACTAAAACCCAGAAGTTCCGCAGCTTCTTTCATTCTTTCTTTCATCGAGACTGCTTCAGGATCATCAGAAAGAGTTAGACGAAAGTAGAGGTTCTTCTGTTTTTCAAGAAAAGTTTTCATTAAGTCAATATGTTCCCGTCTTTGTTCGGGTGTCATCAATGGTGCTGAGAATGTGGCTTCAATAATTTCTTGTTGAAGTTCTTCCATCTCTTTGATGGCGTTCCTTACAACTTCCGATTCAAAAAATCCACTCATAACACGATATCTTTTAGTGTGGCTGTATACTTTTCTTTGTCAATATTTAGGAAAGATTTATACTTTTTAATTCGTAAACTGACGGATTCCCACACTGGATCTATGAGTTTCTTGTCAAAGTTTTTAGAGAACATCAGGATCATATCCATGATGACCAGAGTCTCTATCGAAATAGCTTTCTGTAAATATTTTCTAAGGATTTCTGGGTGACCTGCACCCTTAATTGTAAATAAGTTTTCAAAGTTTTCTTTATTGCAGAAAACTTCTGATTCAGTTTTGAATAGGTAATAAAGACTTTGAGATCTTTTCAACCAATTTGCATAATTTTGTTCACCTGATTCAATAATCTCACCGATCCAAAGTTTTGTTGGATCATCACATTCTACAAAGTTTGCGAGGAAGTATAGTTTAATTTCATCATCAGTTTTTTTACGAGACATTCTTTCAAAGAAGTATCGATCTTTTCTTTTATTGAATGCCTCTTTAGATGCTCTAGACTTCCCGCAATATTGATGGTAATCGTAGTTTGGTTTTGTGAAATGATTCTTGAATGCAAGGTATGTTTTGTATACCTCGATTGGAGTCATTAGAATACTAACTTAGCGCGACTTGTTTTTTTGAGAAAGTTGAGTTGGGTCGCTTCGTGCTTCAACTTTTCTTTTAGGGGTTTTGAGATTAGTTTAGATACTGATTCAAACTCAATACCATTTTCTTCACAATAGGTGACGATCGCTTCAATGTAATTGATCTTGGAAGTCATTACAAGGTACTCGATGTCCTGTGCGAACTTCGACTGGCAGAGAAACTTCTCCTTAATTAGGTTGTTTACATCTTCAGTGTTGTTCTGCATAGGTTTAGTCTTCTGTGTGATGAGAGACGAACTCCCTGATGTACTTGGTAAGAAGTTTAATATAGTAATCTTTGTTGCGTTTTTCATAGACAAAACATTCTCCATTTTCAGCTACCATAATGGTAATCAACTTTTGAACTGGGATACCAGTCATTTCATAATACATGCAAGCGTAAGCTACTTCTTGGACGAAGTAGTTTTCAATCCACTTTTCGGGTTTAATCTTTTTTGATGTCTTAAAGTCGATGATCGCGAGTTCTCCTTCGTATTCTGCGATGCAATCAACACGACCCGCAAGACCGAGATAATCACTATAAAGTGACTTCTCTAAAGCATGTATATTATTTATACGATCCAAATATGGTTTGGCTTTAAGAAAAAGAAATTTTGTAGTGGGTAGAGGTTTGTAATCATCCACGTTCTCATTGAGCATATACTTCTCAACAAGATCGTGAAATTTAGTTCCTCTAGTAGTGGCGAGACGAGTGATTCTATCAGCTTCTTCGTTACCGACTTTCTTTCTCCACTCTACGAACTTTTGTCTTCCATAGAAACTAGTCACCGAAGTAATTGAAGGATACATTTTACCAGAAGGGACCCGATAGAAACGGGTCCCCTCGATCATCTCTGCTTCCAAGTCAACTTCTTCTTTCAAATAATCAAGATGTTTGAACATTACATACCCATAGCTAGTTTAGTGACAATGTAGTTCTTAACGAGTCCAGAGCGAACAATATCGTCGGTTCCAAATTCAACTGAAGAGAAGTCGTACTCCATTGCACGGATAATCTTCATAAAGTCAAGAATACCATTTTTTTCATTAGTGCGAGTAAGGTCAGTCTGGGTGGCATCACCACAGAATAGAATCTTACTATTCTCACCAATACGTGTAATTATACTATCAAGTTCATGGAAATTCAAGTTCTGCATCTCATCGACGAGAACAATTGCATTATCTAGAGTAGTACCACGAATAAAACTAGTAGACCAGAATGAAATAGTTTCTTGTGCTTTGAGGTTTGCATAGAGCATCTCAAAGTCAGAATCAGAAGCAAGTTCAAACATATACTTCACCATGTTCTTATAAGGAATCTGGTAAAGTGCAGCCTTGTCTTCATGATCTCCAGGAAGGAATCCAATTTCTCTAGTGGAAACCAAGGATCTCACAATGTAGACTTTTTCATATGGAGTATCAGGATTTAGAACGTCCTTCAGAGCATGATACAAGGCAATAAATGTTTTACCTGTACCTGCACAACCATAGGCGAATACATTTTTACCCTTTTTGTACTCATCAAAGTAAGCAGTTTGATTGTCAGTTAAGGGTGAAATATCAGTCATCAAGTCTGAGTTGATGGGTTTCTTACGTCTCATTTGTTTGGCACTCATACCAATACCGATGTTGCTACTGGACGACTTTCTAGATCTTGGCATATGTAAAATTAGAGGGTTTTAACGTTTGAACCTGGTGCTTTTTGTGCTTTACGAAGAACATCATTCCAGCCTGGATTCTTGGAAATCAGTTTGTTCTGCCAGTCCCCAACTTCTTGGGCGGCAGCACAACCTTTACTCCAATCCTTATCCCAATCGGGATTCTCTTTTCTCCAAGCTTCGTAGTCCTTCACGGACATTGACAATTCTTGTTCTTCACCAGTTTTCAAATTCTTTACAGGATATGTTGGCATAATAACTCTCGGACTACAAAATTATTTATTGGCTAATTTCTTGGCCTTCGTACTCATGTTGGAAAACTTGGTCAGCCGCAAGTTCTGCTTCCTTCCAAATCCCCTCATCATCAAGATATTCGACCATAAACCCTGAATCTGTTGTGGAAACAATTCTACATGGTGCAGATGCACCATCTTTTGTAAGGCAATTGGTCTGGTAATACATGTGTCGGAATCGTACTACAATTTATATATCACCACTCCAAAGCTTCTGCCACGACAGGGAATTGTTCCTTAAATACCTCTTTACATTCAAGTGCAATATCCATGTGTTCCTGTTGGGTTCCGTTAGCAGAACGAAGAGTGATGTAATGAATCCATGAACGGCAAGAACCAGTCATGTAGATTCTGGTGGGCGTGCAGAGTGGGAGTACCATGCGAGCACATTCCTTTGCAACGCCACGTCCTAGCATCTGTTTGTATAGAGCCATGGAAGAGTCAAACAACGTTTGCATCTGAAGTTCCAGGTTCTGAACATCGAATGG